CACCGTGCTATAATGGTAAAGTAGAAATTTTTCAGTAGACCTCCTTTCATAAGATAATATTAATTTAAACGACAGATACTACATTTTTTTTACATCAGAAAATACTGAAATAACTACAAAATTAAGAGAGCGTCAGAAATGGCGTTCTTTTTATTTTACGGAGGAAATTATGCAAATTATCGAAATAGATATTAATGATATTAAGCAGTATAAAAACAATGCAAAAATACACACTAAAAAGCAAATCGAACAAATTGTAAAATCGATTGAAAGATATGGAAATAATGACCCTATCGCTATTGATGAAAATAATACGATAATCGAAGGTCACGGCAGGTATTTAGCTTTAAAGAAATTAGGATATACAGAAGTGCCGGTTATTAGACTGGAGCATTTAACAGAAGAACAAAAACGCGAATATATTCTAGTGCATAACAAACTTACTATGAATACCGATTTTGATTTAGAAACTTTAAAATCAGAATTAGATTTTATTAATTTTGATATGACCGAATTTGATTTTGATATTTTTGAAAATATTCCAGATGAATTTGCCGAAGAAAATCCGTACACTAGTAAAATAACTACACCTACTTACGAACCAACTAAAGAACAAGCACCAGAAATTACTGAATTATACAATATGGATAAAGCGAAACGATTGATTGAACAAATAGAACGGTCGGATCTCAAACCTGAAATTAAGGAATTTTTAAAAATAGCTAGTTACAGGCATGTTGTATTTGATTATAGAAATATTGCCGAATTTTACAGTCACGCTGATAAAGATACTCAAGAATTATTCGAAGATAATTTACTAGTTATCATTGATTACAATAAAGCAATAGAAAATGGCGTAATAAATATTACGGCTGATATAGCGGAGTTGGCAGATGAATAACTTTTGTATTTTCATTTTAAGTCACGGTCGTGCAAATAATGTAAAAACATTAGAGACGCTTAAAAAAGCAAATTATACTGGTGACTGGTATATCGTTATTGATAATGAAGATAGTACAGCGGATGAATATTACAAAAAATTTGGTAAAGATAAAGTTATCATGTTTGATAAGTTGGAAATTAGCAAAACGTTTGATACATACGATAATTTTAATGATAGGCGTACTATCGTTTATGCTAGAAATGTTTGTTTTAAATTAGCTAAAGAAATGGGCTATCGTTATTTCCTGCAATGCGATGACGATTATGAAAGTTTTATGTATAGATATAGCGACGGTAGCAAATTAAGAAGTAAACCGTGCAAAAATTTTGATAAGTTATGCGAAAGTATGTTGAGATTTCTAAAAGACACTAACGCTCATACAGTTTGTATGGCACAAGGTGGCGATTTTATAGGTGGGCTACAAGGTGGAAATTGGCAAAAAGGAATATTACGAAAGGTAATGAATTCATTCTTTTGTGACGTTGAAAAGCCGTTTCAATTTGTAGGTAGGATAAATGAAGATGTAAACACGTATACTACGTTAGGTTCACGAGGTGTTTTAATGTTAACTGTAACAAGAGTAATGTTAACACAAACAACTACACAAAGTAATTCAAAAGGTATGACCGAGGTATATTTAGACGGTGGTACATATCTGAAAAGTTTTTATTCGGTTATTTCCTGCCCGTCCGCAGTCAAAATTAGTTTAATGGGAGCTACTAACAAACGAGTACACCATAAAATAAACTGGAATACTTGCGTGCCAAAAATTTTATCAGAGAAATATAAAAAATAAAGGAAGTGGGGCGATGGCAAATGAACAAAATTTGATACCCGCTAATAAACGAAGCAAGAGCGAAGCTAGAGAAAACGGAAAAAAAGGTGGCATTGCGTCTGGAAAAGCAAGAAGAAAAAAGGCTGATTTTCAAAAGGCTTTAAAACTTGTTTTATCATCAGAAGTATCTAACGAACATTTAGCGGTTGCGTTAGAAAAGTTAGGTTACGAGAAAACTAATGAAATGGCAATAGCACTCAATACCGTTCAAAAAGCGGTAAAAGGTGATTTAAGGGCCGTTGAATTAATTGAACGTAGTACAGCTATGATGAATAAGGATACGCTAGATAAAGCGGAGCAAAAAGAACGTATTAAGGCTTTACAACTAGAAAATAAACGTAAAGAATTAGAGTTACAAAACATTTCTGATAATGACAATAGGCAGGTGGTATTTTTAAATGAAGACAGCATCAAAGATTAATTTACCAGAAATGGTTGGTAATGGTTATGGCAAATACTGGCACAGTAAAAATTTTTATAGAGTTGTAAAAGGTTCACGTGGTAGCAAAAAATCAAAGACTACTGCTTTAAATTTTATTGTAAGGCTTTTAAAATATCCTTGGGCTAATTTGTTAGTAGTTAGACGTTATTCTAATACTAATAAACAATCAACTTACACCGATTTTAAATGGGCTTGCAATAGGTTAGGTGTTACACATTTATTTAAGTTTAATGAAAGTCTACCAGAAATAACTGTTAAGGCTACGGGCCAAAAGATATTATTTAGGGGGCTTGATGATGAATTAAAAATCACGTCAATTACAGTTGATGTTGGGATACTTTGCTGGGCGTGGTTCGAGGAGGCTTACCAGATTGAAACCGAAGATAAATTTAGTACGGTTGTTGAGTCAATTCGTGGTACTTACAATAGCGAAGATTTTTTCAAGCAAATAACAGTAACATTCAACCCTTGGAATGAGCGACACTGGTTAAAATCTGTATTTTTTGATGAAGATACAAAGCGGGCTGATACCTTATCATTAACTACTACTTACAAATGCAATGAATGGCTTGACGAGATAGATGTTAAGCGATATGAAGATTTATACAATACAAATCCACGTAGGGCCAGAATTGTCTGCGATGGTGAGTGGGGCGTTGCCGAAGGTCTAGTTTATGAAAATGTTATAATCGAAGAATTTAGTGTTCGAGATTTATTAAAAGACGGTTTACAATTAGCGGTTGGTCTTGACTTTGGTTTTATTCATGACCCTACAGCCTTAATCGTGTTTTTAATAGGCGATAAAGATATTTATATATTTGATGAGGCTTATAAAAAAGGACTGAATACACGAGAAATTGCTGAAATGATTAAAAATAAAGGTTACAACAAATCAACTATAATAGCTGATAGTGCCGAAAGTAGATTGATATCAGAACTTAAACGAGAACATGATATAAACCGAATAGTATGCTCAAGGAAAGGTAAAGACAGCATAAACGCTGGTATTTCTAAATTACAAGGTTATACAATTCACGTATTACCGACATGTAAACATACTATTGATGAATTTTATAGTTATTCATATTCAAAAGACAGGGACGGTAAGTGGTTAAACAGCCCTAATGATGAAAATAACCACCTTATGGACGCTTTGCGATATGGTATGCAAGTATTAGATATATCTAAACAATTTGATGTTGATAAAGCAGTAAATACTGTTAACACACTATTCAGGAGGTAAAAATGGATAAAGTAGAAGAATTCGAAGCTGGTGTAACTGGTTATACTGGTGGAAGAAATGACAACATAATATTTGATAATAAAGCAAATGAAATATTCAGGTATTCTAACGTTGATGAACTTTTAAACACTGAAAAAGGTAAAAAAGCGTTACGTAATATGTTGAATGTTTTTTTTGATTTACAAATTAAAAGATTAAAAGTATTAAAAACTTATGCTCACGGCGATAATTACAGTATTATCACAGGTAACAGAAGACTTGACAAAGAAAAAGCTGATTATAGAGTACGTCACAAATGGGGCGGTTATATCTCTAATTTTGCAACTAATTATGTGTTAGGTAACCCAGTCACGGTTGGAGTTATGGAAAATACTGACGAAAAACAACTTGAAACAATAAAAGATATTGAATGGCAAAACGATATAGATTTTCTTAATAACGATTTAGCGTTCGATACTTCTGTTTACGGCCGTGCTTTCGAGTATCATTTTAGAGATGAAAACAACATTGATAGAGTGGTATTAATCGACCCGTTAGAAATGTTTGTTATACGTGATTTAACGGTTGAACAAAATATGATTGCTGCGGTACATATTCCAAAATTTGATGATAATGTTGTAATGACGATATATACTCATGATGAAATAATTACGTTTAAACCATTTAAAGTTGGTGCGGTACGTTTAATGATTGAGAATGTAACAAAACATAGTTACAACGATGTTCCGGTTGTTGAATGGTGGAATAATAGATATAGACAGGGCGATTTTGAGTCAGAACTATCTTTAATAGACGCTTACGATGCTGGCCAATCTGATACCGCCAACTATATGAGCGATTTAAATGATGCTATGTTGGTTATTAAGGGCGACTTAAATTCTATGGGGCTTGATGTAGAAGCAGCGTCTAAAATGAAAGACAGTAACCTATTGTTTTTACAAACAGGCACAAATATGAATGGTGGCCAAACTACCGCTGATGCTAATTACATATATAAACAATATGATGTTAACGGAGTGGAGGCTTACAAAAATAGAATTGCCAATGATATTCACAGGTTTAGTCGTATTCCAAACCTTGAAGATGATAGATTTAATGCTACTCAATCTGGTATAGCTTTGTTGTATAAAATGATAGGGCTGGAGCAAGTCAGAAAAAGCAAGGAAATTTATTATACAAAGGCTTTACGCCGAAGATATGAATTGATTAGTAACATTCATAAGGTAATTAATGCACCATTGATTGAAGCTGACAAACTTACATTTACATTTCATCCTAACATACCACAAGACGTGTGGACCGAGATTAAAACGTACATAGAAAGTGGCGGGGAAATATCTCAAGAAACATTAATGAATAATGCATCATTTACTGATTTTAAAACAGAAAATGAAAGATTAAAAAAACAAAACGGATCGCTTGATTTTGAATTTAATCGAGGTGTAAACCATGAAGAAACTGACACCGAACCAACGTTATAATCAAGAAAGAAAAGCACAGTCTGATTTAATTAAGCGAGATGTTGACCGAGATAAATTAATCGAGGAAATATACAAATCCGCTGAAAACAGGATACAAAAACGTATTGATAGCTATTATTTAAGGTATGCAAATTCTACTGGTTTGACAAAACAAGAGGCAATGAAATTAGCTGATAGCATGGACGTAACTCAATATAGCAATGCTGCGGCAATAGCTGTTAAAAATCGTGATTTTAGTGAACAAACCAATAAATGGTTGAAAGTTTATAATCTGAAAATGAAAGTCAGTAGACTGGAGTTGTTAAAACGTCAATTACAACTGGAATTAATGCAAATGACAGCAGGCTTATTTGAGATGTTTAACGAAGAACGTGAAAAGGAATTAGAACAAGAGTATAAAAGGCAAGCTGGTATTTTAGGTATTTCAATAGGTGATGTACCTGAACAATTAAAACGAGTCTTAGAAGCCGATTTTTACGGTGCTACATTCTCCAGTAGGGTATGGGGTAGGAACGGACTCCAACGAGGCTTACAGCGTGAAATATTTAGCTCATTGAACAGAATTTATACAGATATGGACGGTTATAAAAAAGAAATGAACAGATTATCTGATAAATTCCAGACTAGTAAATATAATGCACAACGTTTGTTAAAAACTGAAATAGCAAGAATTAACGCCGATACTCAACTAACAATGTACAAAGACGTCGGCTTTACTCATTTAATATATGTAGCGGAGCCGGGGGCTTGTGATATATGTGGTAAACTCAATAAAACTAAAATACTGATTGATGAAGCCGAAAAAGGTGTAAACATGTTCCCAATGCACCCGAATTGTAGATGTTCAACATTTGCACAGTTTGAACTAGTCTATAAAGACGGTAGAACAAATTTAGATGAATATAAAACAGATGAATAAAATTGTCCTTAGCATGACGTTAAAAGGCTTTTTTATTATGCCCAATCACTTATCGGCACTAAAAGGTGATGTCGTGGAGGTATGCACGTAAAAGCGTAGAAAGAAAGGATAAAAAACAATGGCAGAAGAACTAAACAACGTAGAAAAAACTGAACCAGAGCAAGTCGACACTCAAGAGCAGGGACAACAACAATCTACCGAAAAGATGGTTACAGTAGCCGAAATGACTAGACGTATAAACAAGGTCAAAAGTCAAAACGAGGAAGCTATCTCAACAGCAGTAAAAGAAGCTATTGAGAAATATAAAGCTGAATCAGAGTTATCTGGCAAAGAACTGGACGAGTATAGAAAGAAAGAAGCGGAGAAAGAAAAGCAAGCGTTACTTGAAAAAATTACGACATTAGAACAAGAGCAAGTGAAACGTGAGTTAACTGACGAGGCTATCAAATCTCTATCAAGCCGTAAATTGCCAGTAAATGAAAAAGTATTAGCATTCGTTGTTAAAGACAATGCGGAAGATACATTAAAAGCGATTGAAGATTTTAGCGGTATTATCGCTGATATTAAGGCGGAATTTACAAAATCGAAAGCCCCAAATGTATCGTCAAGTTTTGGTGAAAGTACAAGTACTTCACGAACGGAAATATTCAGAAATTCAAGAATTATAAAATAGACAGGAGTTAAAATATTATGACAGTACAAACATTCGACCCCGAAAAAGTATTAGTATCGGAGAAAAAAGACGGTAAATTCTATGGTAAATTTACTGATATTATCATGAAAGAAGTTGCTGAAAATTCATTAGTAATGCAACTAGGGCGTTATATTGAAATGGACGGTAAACAAGAGAAAAAATTCGTTATCCAAACTGACGGAGTATCGGCTTACTGGGTAAATGAAACAGAGAAAATCAAAACAGATAAACCTCAATTAATCGAGGCAACATTAGTAGCTAAAAAATTAGGTATTATCTTAGTAGCTTCACGTGAGGCTTTAAACTACACTTGGCAAAGATTTTTTGATGAAATGAAACCACAAATCGTGGACGCTTTCTACAAAAAAATCGATGAAGCAGGTTTATTAGGTCTAGAAAATCCGTTTGCTAATTCAGTAACAAAAGTTGCTACTGATAGTGGGGCGGTAATTCAAGGGCCAATTAACTATGAGAACATCTTAAAACTAGAAGAAAAATTATACGAGAATGATATTGAACCAAATGCGTTCGTATCTAAAGTACAAAATAGACCAGCTTTAAGAGAAGCCCGTGACGGTGATAAAAAGACTATTTATGACAAGGCAAACAACACTCTTGACGGTATTATCGTTGCTGATATGAAGTCAAAACAAATTAAAAAAGGTGATTTAATCGCAGGTAACTTTGACCACCTTGTATATGGTGTACCTTACAACATTACTTACAAAATTTCGGAAGAAGGCCAAATCTCTACGATGAAAAATTCAGATGATACAGCTATTAACCTATTCGAGCAAGAAATGATTGCTATTCGTGCAACAATGGATATCGGTGTATTAGTTATTAAAGATAAAGCATTCGCTAAATTAACAGCGTCAATTTAGGAGGTATAAAGAAATGTATATTACAGTTTTTCCATTTATAGATTTACAAGACGATGAACGTGGATATAACAAGGGGGACGTATTCCCACACCCTGAAGCTATTTACATACCAACTCAAGAACGATATGACCAAATCGTAAAAGCTGGTTTTATCGTTGAAAAAGTTGAAGAAGCTGAAGAAGTTGAAGAAACACCAAAAACTAAAAAAGCAAAAACAACTGAAGAAACAGCCGAGTAATGGACGAAAATCAACTTTCAAAAATTAAGCGAAGATTAGGTATTGTCGACCATGTTGAGAATGATTTAATTTGCGATTTAATTGAAGATGCTGAAAGCTATTTTAAAACGTTAACTGGAACAACAGAAGTAGATAAAAAATATAATTTTATGATTGAAAATGTTGTTTATAAATTATATGGCCGAAAAGGTTCAGAGGGCGTGACTTCTGAAACTGTTGACGGGTATTCCGTTACATATCAAGAGTGGGATAACCTATTCAAACCTTATATGGCCATATTAAACAAGGACTTTGGGCTGGACGGCTCATTAAGAGAACGAGGGCGTATATATTTTCTATGAAAACACCGCACAGACTAACATTATTAATCGGTAGCAATGTTCATGGAAAATACAATCCAGTTACTGATAGTTACGAGCAAGGTAATATTAAAAAAGTTGTGTTACCTTGCTTGGTTAACGTTATTAGCGATAGTAAGCAATTAAAAGACTACGGATCAAAAACTGATAAAGTTATTTCGTGTCGATTTATGCAAGAAATTAAGCAACCATTCTCAAGGGCGATATTTAATGGTGAGATTTTTGAACGTATGGATAGTATAGATGCACCGATAAAAGGTGCTATTAAATTAAAAAAGGTGGTGGAATAATGTCAAAAGGTTTTGCTATAGAGTGGCGTGGCGTTGAAAAGTTAGGCGTTATTGTTAAAAAAAGTGGCAACTATTGTGAAGTCAAAGCCGATATGATAGTTAAGAATAATACGGAGAAAATGCTGGCAAAAGCAAAAGAAAAAGCACCAGTAGACACACATTTCTTAGTTGACCATATCGTAAGCAAATATACACGTAAATTAGAGGGGCGTGTAATAGGTGGTGCGTCTTATGACGGATATCAAGAATACGGTACAAGATACCAACCGGGGAAACCTCACATCAGGCCAGCTTTAAAAATTATTGAACGCCAGTTTAAAAAAGATATGGATGACTTAATGAAAGGTTTGTTTAAGTAATGGTAACAGCAAATCACGCTTTATTTAGACAAATTTTTATTGAGTGTTTGCAGGAAACAAAACACACGTTTGACTACCTGCCCGCACCTAACACGCCATATCCATTTGTTTATATTGGTGAAAATTCGAGCGTAAACACGATAAATTTTGACGTTTACGGCGATACCGACATCACAATACATATTTATGGCTTACGTTCTGATAGAACGGCTATAGACGATTTAACGGTCGATATACTATCCAGAATATCTCAAATTACAACGGCTTTTGGTTATTTCTTCACATTTAAAACTTGTTCACAACAAGATGCACTAGATACAACAGACGTCCAACCTTTGATACATAGAGTGCTGGACGTTAATTTTACATATACAAGAAAGGATATTATAGAAAATGGCAGTAGAATTAATTAGCGGTAAACATTATTTATCGTTTTTCAGAAATTTAAAAGATATGAAAACAAAAGATGCTGACAGAGTAAGATTTATTACAGAAATGAGTCTTAACATGGAAAAAGAGTCAGATGCAAAAACAACAGTTGACGGTATTGTAACAAGTATCGCTGACGGAGAAAACAAAATTGAATTTACTTCACTAGCGTATCGTGATAAAGACGCGACAACAATTGAGTTTTGGAAAGAGTTGCGTCAATGGTTTGTAAACGGTGATACAGTTGAAGTATGGCTTGTTGATATTGAGTCAGGTAAAGAAAATGCGGAACATGAAAATAAAGTTGAGTATAATGTTGACTATTTTCAAGGTAAATTTACTTCGTTTGAATTAAGTTCGCCTGCGGATGGTACAGTTGAGTTAACTTACTCATATGCTATTAATGGCCGTGGAGTACTTAACCATAAGGATGAATTAACAGAAGAACAGAAAAAAGCGGTTCAAGCTGCGCAATATGCTTACCAAAAATTAGCAAAAACAAATTCAATTTAATAATGGGGCGATTCAATTCGCCCTTTTTTTATTTCAGGAGGAAACAAAATGATTTTAACAATTAACAACAAAAACTATGAATTACAATTCGGACTTGGCTTTTTGGCTGAAATGAACAAGAGAAAATCGGCACAATTCGAAGGTATGGCAACTGGTTACGGTGCTATGCAAATTTTACAAATGGGAATGATGATGGGCGACCCATTAGCACTACTTGATTTAATTAAGGTAGCAACGGCACATTGCCCGCAGAAACCGAGTAATGCTGAACTTGAACAATATTTAACGGAATTAGCTATCAATAAACAAATTACAAATGTTTTTGAGTCTATTTTCAATGAAATAAAAAAGTCGCCGATTTTAGCTTACGCGATGAAAATAACACCAACAGAGGAAGTAACACCAACGGAAGTACAACCAACAGTACAACCGCAAGTAATTACACCTACGACGACTGTATAGCATTTTTAATAGCTAGACAGGGCTTATCATATTCAGAGGCTTATAATACCACTCCGCACCAGTTTAATATATATCACAAGGCTTTTAAAATTCGTGTAAAAGATGAATTATTTTTACGTGCAAAAAGTGCTTGGTTTAACCAAACCGTACAAGCTACTAAAGGTAAAGGCAAGAATACAAGGTCGATATATAAGAAATTCGAAGATTTTTATGATTGGGAACAAGAGATATTTAACGTATTCAATCCAGAAGAAATTGAACAATCTCAACATAGTATAGCGGATATTAACGAGCTTATGAATGAATTTTACAACAAGGAGGGGGCTTAATATGTCGTCATTTGACGTAACGGCTATATTAAAAGCTAATGTTAGTAATTTTACTGGCGGAATTAAAGAGGCTCAATCGGTTTTTGAGGGCTTTAAAAGTCGTACTAATAGGACGTTTGAGTCAGTAGCGAGCGGTTTTGGAACTGCTGGAACGGCAATGTCGGCAAGTTTTACAGCCCCGGCAGTAGCTGGAATAACATCGGTAATAAAATCATATGCTAGTTTAGAACAAGCTGTAGGAGGAGTTAGGACGTTATTCGCAAATTCAATGGGGGATGCTTCTCAAGAGGTTATCAACAACGCCAACAGGGCTTTTCAAACAGCTGGAGTAAGTGCCACTAAATATATGGAGCAGATATCGTCATTTTCGGCTACTTTATTACAAGGTTTAGCAGGCGATACTGCTTCTGCTGCGAAATACGGAGATAAGGCCATTATAGATATGGCGGATAATGCCAATAAAATGGGTACGTCGATAAGTGATATCCAGAACGCTTATCAAGGTTTTGCGAAAGATAACTTTACAATGTTGGATAACCTGAAACTTGGGTACGGTGGTACTCAAGAGGAAATGGCAAGACTTGTTAACGAGTCAGGAGTTATGGGGGCTAGTTTTAAGGCAACAGCTAAAAACGTTAAAGATATTCCATTCCACAAATTAATTGACGCTATTCATGAAACCCAAAAAAGATTAGGTATTACAGGGGCTACAGCCGAGGAGGCTGCGAGTACTGTTAGTGGTTCGTTCGAGGCGATGAAAGCTGCGGGCCAAAACTTAGTTGGTGGTCTTGGGAATAACGAGGCAAATATCCGTGAATTAATGTCTAATATGGGCTTAACAATCAGGAACTTTGCATCAAATATTAAACGAGTTTTAATTAATATTTGGAATAACCTGCCAATGGCAGAGTGGCAAAAATGGATAGCATTAATCGCTGTTAGTGCTGGGCCGGTATTGTTAGCTATTAGTGGAATAATGAAAGCGGTCGGGGCGATGAAGTCAGTTTTTGCTGGCTTATCAGTCTTATCAAATCCGTTTGTATTAATAATTGTGAGTTTAGGGGCGTTAGTATTAGCGTTTAAATATGCTTACAATCATTCTGAAACTTTCCGAAAAATAATTGATGCTACCGTTAATACTGTTAGTACTTTGTTCGGTAAGTTAAAATCGGCAGTACAGCCTGTTATTGACGTTATCGGGAATTTATTTAGTAAGTTTAATGTAGGGGCGTTTGCACCGCTGATAGGTGCTATAGGTTTAGTTACCGTTGCATTTTTAAAATTAAAAAATCTGAAAATTAAACCACCTGAAATTAAACCGCCAAATATTGCTAATGTTTTTAAACCAATGACTGACTTTGTAAAAGGTATTGGAAATTCAATCAAAAGTGTTTTAACTGGTATCGGTCAAGCAATATCAACAGCCTTTCAAGGTATTGGTACAGGCTTGGCAACAATGTTCAGAGGTATAGCGTTAGTCAATCCAGCTACGATGTTAGCATTTGCTGCGGCGGTGTTGGCGGTTGGTGCTGCGATTACTTTAATTTTAACGCAAAGTGACGGTTTAACAGCTTTATTCAATGGTATTGGAACAGTTGTAACTTCTGTTGGAACTGCGATAGCGACTGTTATTTCTTCAATCTCAACATTAGCACCAGTTATTACGGCTTTTGGAACGGCACTAGCTACGGTTATTTCATCAATATCAACTGGAATAGCTACGGTTATTACTGCCGTTACACCAATTATACAAATACTGGCTGATGCTTTCGTCAAAGTTGCTCCAATTATTGCAAATGCTATTGTTCAGATTATTCAAGCATTAGCACCTTTTATGCCGTCAATCACTCAATTAGCTACGGTGGTTGCTGGTGTAATTAGTCAAATTGTTGGGGCGTTTAATACTTTAGTTGGTCAAATTGTGCCAATTTTAGAACAAGTCAAAGGTATTGTAGAGGCGTTTGGTGAAGTACTATCAAAAGTATTTTCAGGAGCTTCTGACGTTATAAAATCGTTCGGAGATGCCGTAAGTAGTATTCTTGACTCATTAGCAGGCGTTTTTGACTCAATCGGTAATGCTGCGTTAAATGCTGGTCAAGGTTTTAAAGCCTTAGCCGAGGGCGTTGTAATGATTACTAACACAGGTTTAGCGGATTTAACAGCGTCACTTGCTGCAACTGCGACTGGACTTGGTGCGATAGCTTTACAAGGTCCGGGACTTGCAACGGCTGGTCAAGCAATGTCGATGTTAGGTACTGGAATGATGTTATTCGGTCAAGCGTCTGTAATGGTTCAAGCGACATTAACGGCTTTACCAACATTATTAACTGCTTTCACAACGGCATTAACTAACTTACCTGCTATTTTAACAAGTACGGTAACGGCAATGACTACTTTCGGATCAAATATCCAAAATGCATTAACTGGACTAACTGGACTTGGCTCAATAGTCACACAATTTAATGCTATGCTTATGACAATAGCACCTGCAACTATGTTAGCTGGTGTAGGTTTAGCATCGTTTAATGCTCAAGCTAGTAGTGCGAATAGCGCCTTAGTAAGTTTAGGAGCGAGTGCAAATACTGCTCAAGGTAGTATTGTTGCGTTGGGGGCTGGAATTCAATCGGCTATGGCAAATGCTACAGCTTCAATTGCGAATGCTGGTTCTCAAATGGCTACAACGGTTCAATATGCTGGTACTCAAATGACGGTAATTATGCAAGCTGCGATGAACCAAATTAAAAGTGCTATCATTAGCGGTATGAATGCTAGTTCGCAAGTTGTTAGAACGGAAATGACACAAATGGTTGAAATATTCCGAACTGCTGGTCAAAATATGGTGACCGAATGGGATAATGTAGGTCGTAAATTGGTTGAAAAATCTAACGAGACTGTAAACAATATCCGTAACGCTTTAAATAATATTAGCAATATTAATTTATATAACCATGGTTTAGCTGTAATGCAATCTTTCTCACAAGGGCTAGATGCCGAGTGGCGAAGAATTCAATCAAGTGTTAGCAGTATGGCTCAATGGATACGTGACCATAAAGGGCCAATCTCATACGATAGACGTTTGCTAATTGATAACGGTATTGCAATTATGAAAGGTTTATATCGTGGTATTAGCACAGGTTTTGTTGAAGTACAAAATCTAGTTAGTAGTATGGCAAACACCATTTCTACAGCTTTAAATAGTGCTATTGATACGGAAATGAGATTAGCTGGACTGGAAGCAAGAACTACTAGCGGTATTTCAGTTGCTCATACGCCTCAAAGTGTTAACCATAGTATTAATAATACAGCTTCAAACCGTGATTTAATCAATAAAATTGATGAATTAATCACAGAAACTAAAAACGGTAAATTTGTTTATTTAGACGGGCAAAAAGTCGGAAGTACAGTTGATAGAAGATTAGGACAAAATGCACAAATTAGGAGTAGAACATCATGGCAGTAGAAATTAAAGAATTTATTCAATTTATGAATTTTAATTCAAAAAATGAAAAATTATATCTTGTTGAAAGACAGGCACCTACACCAGATGAAAAAGAAATAATCAAGGACTTGCCGTTCAGTCAAGGCGTCCTTGATTTTTCGGCTTTGTTAGGTGAACGTGTTTTTAAAAACAGAGACATTACATATAAATTCAGATTATTTAATACGCCGTATTCTGAACGTAAATTTGTTGAACGCAGAATTAAGCAACATTTAATGTTGCATACTAACCAAAAATTATTTGAAACACATAATGTTAACTATTATTGGCTTGGGAAATGCAAATCAGTCGAGGTTGAGAACGATTATAAATTTAACGGCTTACTTGTAACAATAGTATTTAATTGTTATCCGTTCTTAATCGGTGAAAAAAACAAGTTTGATGATATCTTTAACGAACTATATGACAACCCTCGTGAAGTAATTGCTAATTATACAAAATATGAAGTAAATGGCAAGTTGAAATTCCCGTTATTTAATGCTGGTTCGGTATCTATTAAACCAACAATTACGGCTGATAGTAATTTTAAAGTAACGGTCAATGAAGATACCGCAAATATTACAAGTGGTGATAATTCAGATTATTATTTGAGTTTGAAACCTGGTGTAAATGACGTTATGGTAGAGGGCTACGGCACAATTTATTTCCATTTTAGAAAAGAGGTAATGGCATGATACAACTTGGATATAGGGCTATATATTACGAAAATCACAAAGATAAAGTAGGTAAGGTAATGCACGAGACACAAGTTGACGGCTACAAGGTTGCTAGTGGCAAAATTACTCAATCGTTATCTGAAATACCTACGTTTGAATTTGAATTAATGTACAACCACCCACTGTATAACAAAACGGATCCCATTAATGGACTAGTTAAAGTTATTAACAAATATGATGGTGAAATAGAGTTTTACGGGCGTATCTTGAAACCAACATCTCAAATGGATAATAGCGGACTATTTTCAAAAACGTTGATATGCGAATCGGTGTTAGGTTATTTACAAGACTCAACTCAAACTTTCGAAAAGGTAAGTAATAACGGTGTATTAGATTATTTTCAAAGAATAATAAATACACATAATTCTCAAGTAGAGGAACATAAACGGTTTAAAATAGGTAAAATTACAGTTAAAAATCAATCTGACGTACCTTATCGATATATCGGATATGAAACAAGTTTTGATACTATCAAGAATAATTTGATAGGTAAATTAGGTGGATATATCCAATTAAGAATTGAAAAAGACGGAATGTATTTAGATTATCTTGAAAAAGTTGGCGAGGATAAAAAAAGCCCTATCCAATTAGGAACTAATATCGAAACTGCAAGTCGTGAGTTAGATTTAAGCAATTTAATTACAAGACTTGTGCCACTTGGTGCGGATATTCAAGATACAGGACGTTCAGAGGAAACAGGACAATTTGTGATAAGGGAACGTGTTACTATTGACCGTGTTAACGGTGGTAAGCGATACATAGAAGACACTGAACTGGTTAAGAAATTCGGTATTATTCAACGTCCTGTAGACTGGACGGATATCGAAAGTGAACATATTTTATTACAACGTGGTAGGCAGTATATGAACGCTCAAAAAATAGCTATTTCATCTTGGAGCGTGTCAGTTGTTGAATTATATTTAATCGATAAAACTTACGATAAATTTAAGTTAGGTAATACGCACCCTGTGGATAATGCTCCGTTATCTGGTGTAGAAAGATTACAAATCATAAAAAAAGTAATTGATATTACACAGCCGGAGTCAGTCGACTTGACTGTTGGTTCTGATAGTATCACATTATCAAAATTCCAACTACAACAACAAGAGGCTGCGAAATCAATGGAGAAAGTACTGGCTGACAATAACGCAAGACAGGCTCAAATAGCGAAAGAAACGGCAAAGTCAAACCAGTTAGCGGTATTACAATCAGAATTAGCGACTTATAATTCAATTGTTGAAACAAATACTAAAGAATTAAAATTAATTGATGAACAAATAGCTAAATTAAACGCCGAAAAAGATAAAGCAACAATTAGTAATTTGAAATTACAAAAAGAAATTACTCAAAATAAACTTAATCAGTACAAAACAAAAGTTGCTGAATTAGATAAAAAAATTAAAGAATTAAACAAAGGAAGTGAGACAGCTCAATGACGTATGATTTTAATACACTTAAACAAACCGTAGGTGAGGCAACAAACCGACCTACTTTTTATACTGATTTTGAAGACGTATCAACAGACAAATTACACCAAATATCGGAATTAACTGAGTGGATAAGAACAAAAAGTAAAGGTTCTGACATTCGAGAAATTATAGCACAGTTATTTGAACGTACTTGGTTAGAGAATATCCGAGAGGGAAATGCAAATATGGAAGTTGCTCAAGCTAGAGGTAGTTTTAATGAATTATCTGAAAGGTTTGACAATATTTATAACATTCTAAACACTAAAGGTGATACGGCTGAAATTAAAAGAATGTTAACTAATATTCTTGATGGAACACCAAAAGGTACATATCAAAATATTTCGGCTTTACGTTCAGCGAAACCAACTGGAGAAGCAGGTATATTTATTACCACGGACAACGGACACTGGAATTATTGGAACGGGAATACGTGGGTAGACGGCGGTCCATATCAATCTCCACTAGAGGGAATTCCAAATCAATTTGGAGTGCTATTCGATGGACTTTTAACAATCGACTTAAACTCAAGAACGATTACTATGAAGAAAGATACATGGTTTTCTTTCGGAAACAAAAATTACGCGCCGAGACAAGATATTAGCATTTCATATACACCGTCTGGAATGTCAGAATATGTAGTATATGATTATCAAAATAGTGGTTTGTCTGTCCTTGACCTTAACAATATATCAAGAATTAAACCTACACAGGTTATTTTAGCTATAATGTATAAACAAACGTTGCATTATCCCGTTAATTCAAGGTTTGTAAAAACGATAGGATATAATGAATATACTCAAGGGAATAATTTCGGCTCTATAATTCAAGGGCTTATTGAATATGATAAAAGTACTATGACTTTCACATTTAGTGGAAATGGCGAAAAAAATGAAATAATTGTAAGTAAGGGTACTAGTTATTATAAAAACGAAAATCAAGAAAGTCTTAAAATACCTAGTGGATATGTACATTATCTAGTTTTTGATATTTTAGACAGAAAATTTAAGCTAATACCAGGTACATTTTTAGTTGACAATCCATTCGCTAGTAAATACAACGAAATATTAATTGCAATGGTATATGCGACTGAACTTACACATTTTTCAAGTAACAATTTCATAAAACTTCGAGGAGATGTAAAAGGTTGGAATTTAGAAGAATTAACAGTAAATTTACAAACCAAAAGAACGGTAATGGTAACGTTAGGAGATAGTACAACGGATGGTTGGAGAACTTCAAATTATACTAGCAACAATGATAATATTAACAGTTTAAAAGACGGAAATAATACTTATTCTGGAATACTTAACAATATCATTAATCAACAGAACGGATATAATTTTAATCATAAAATATATAATCGTGGTTTTTCTGGGAAAACAATTAGCTGGTTAAAAGAGAATTTAGAAGCGGTTTTACGTCCGATTACAGAAAAAATTGATTATGCGTTTATTGCCATGGGTATTAATGACATGGTATACGATGCTAACAGCGTTCAAACTTTTAAAAATGACCATATTACAGTTATCGATAAATTGCTAAAAAAAGGAATTAAACCAATTTTAGTTAGTACACAAGCTGACTTTGAAAATTATAAACGTTTCGGATCAAAAATTAATAGTATCGCAGATAACGTGAAAAAAGAATTAGCAAACGAACTAGGAATACCTTTTATTGATTATAACAAAGGTACAAGAAATATATTAAATAATTCTGAATATGAACTTCGTGATTTAATCCCGGATATGTGCCACTTCGGAGACTTAGGTCACAAAAAAGGAGCGGAATTTTTAGCAAGTAAATTAATTCATAGAACTATCAATGTTGTTGACGGTCAAAAAATTGGATATCAAAACAACAAAATTATTTCAGATTTGATTTATTCAGATTTTTTAACAGACGTTGAAAAACAGGTCAAATGGATAACTAAAACTAACGGCTTTAATTTAGAGGGAATATTTAACGGAAGTTCGGAGAAAGTTTTATTCGAAGCGCTTATATACGTTGATAAACCTGTGACAATTAATTTTTATGGTGAAAACTGTAGATATTACAGTAACAATCAACTTATTACCGATAATTCTAAATTAGACGTAGGTTTGTATAAAATAACTATAAAAAATACATTAAACCAAACTAGTAAATTCAGAGGTTTGGAATTTAGAAAGGCGGTGTAACATGGAAGTAACATTGCCAGAATTAGCTAACCATTATTACCACGTCGTAAGGGACGTATATATTCATGCTTTTACATTAATAATTGTGCTTGATGTGTTAACTGGACTAGCAAAGGCGTTTGTAACAAAAAAACTAAATTCAACAGTAAATAGACGTGGTTTAATTGAACATGGAATTGTTGCAATCATGTGCATCACAGTATATCCATATATGCTGTATTTAGGTTTTAATGAATTTGCAACAGCTTTCTTG